GCTCGTGAATGTTGTTTACCTTGAGGTTGGTAAGAACGGTTATAGCTTCGTTTAAGTTCATATACGTTCTCCTTTATTTCGCATAGCCTGTCTCGCGTACCTTCGGGTTCGCAGAAAGAACAGTAGCGGAAGAGTACAAATCTTGTGTGCGGAATATAAGTTTCATAAAACTGAATTTCTTCGCTTTTATCTTGAGCTTCTCAACCTGCGGTCTGCGGTTTACCAAGAACGAGAAGTCAGCAAAGTTCATGTGAGCGAAAGACGAAAGCTTTCCGCTGATGGGCTTCTCTGTGTATTCAGACTTCTTGTTCGTCTGTACAGTCACATAGACGAAGGAATGCGCTTCCGGTTTGATTGTCACCCAGAGCTCGGACATCATCTTTCGCATATAGTCCTTGCCGAAGGAGATCGAGCCGCTCTCCCAGTAACTGTCTATCGGCCTGCCGTCGTCTGATGTATAGATCTCATCGAGGATACAGATCTTGCCGTTGTTGTCGCCGAACAGTACATCGTCGTAGATGTTGCACAGAGAGTTAATCGTTATGCCGGAATAGAAGTACCAAGCGTTAGCGGCATAGCCATAAACGAGGGCCTCGTCGTTGTAGCACAGATAATATTCCTGATTGTCGTTGTCGTCGTAGCAGTAGCAGTCCGGGAAGTTGAACCTCGACAACGTCGAATAGATTCTATCCGATATGACCTTTGCCTGACGTTCATCGATAGATAGATTAGAGCTGTATCTCGAGTTATTAACCCACTGATACAGGTCGTTACCGTGAAGCGTGATAGGGGAGTTGAGCACAAGACGAACCTGCCCGAGAGCTACGTTGCCGATACTTCTGTTGATAGGCTTCGTATAGAAACTCCATTCAAGATCGCCGGTAGCAGTGGTAATCTGCCCGAACTGGATGGAGTATGCAGAGTTTGTCTTGTAGCAGATCATCTGCGTGTAGTGTCGAATCATACCTGTGATCGGTGTGTTCGAATCAGCTACGGCGACTTCGTTCAAGTCCGGGAAGTAGTCAGCTCTCGGCTGTCCCAAATAATCTATACTGGAATAGATTGCCTTGTTTGAGCCATCACCATAGAGGAATACCGCGTTGTCCTGTGCGCCAAGGAACAGTTCTGCGTTCGTCATACGGATGACATCAGTCCTGTAGGTAGCGGCAGCCTGATAACCAATCTCGATTGTGTTCGTACCACTCGCAATTGCTTTTGTAATCGTGACGACAATGCTCGCGTTGGCAGCTGGAGCAGACGCAAACGTAATTTTGTGATGAGCTTTATTAAGAGTCACTGAGGTCGTGACGTCTGCGACTTTAACAGAAACAGAAGCAACCAGCGTTTCTGTAAGAACGAACTCAGTCTCCTCACCGTCGCCCGTAAAGTTTTCTGTGGAAGTATCAGTGAATATGACCTTGCCGTTGTATCTGTCTCTTATGTACTCGGTCGGGTCGACATAGGTCTCCGTTGCGTTTATCTTGACATAATCGATAGAGACGAGGTCTGTTTCCGGGAGAACGAACTCATTTGATTCCCCGTCAGGAGAGAACCAGACGCGGCGCATACCGTTGAGCTTGTTGACTTCCTCAAGGAGAGTACTTTGCGAACCGTCAGGTGAGCGGGACGTAGCAATTAGCGGCCTGTAGCCGTTGACATACCCGAACTTAGTACCATCATAGGAGTAGTATTCTTTGCCGTTTAGGATGTAGACAATGTTACTGTAAGCGAAGAAGTTTACTCTGACAGTGGTGTCAATCTCGCCTAGGTTTCGAGGAGTCTCCATATAGCCGTTCTCATAGAACAGCCACATATAGCCGCCGGATGCAGCAAGCCCGACCTCAGTTCCTTTGACGTTGCCAAACCACATACCCATAACAGGAGCATTTGTATCAAGGTCATACTTCGTTAAGGAACCGGGACGCCTCTGGAGGTTCAGGTCTCTTGTGATTCTCCAGTTGCGGCACACAGATGCTTCGCCAAGCTTGAGTTTTGTATCGCCGTCTGGATTTTCGTTAAGGCCGAGGAACTTCTCGAGTTTCCATACAGCCTCTGTGTTTGCTGCTCTTATAGTAGACATTTACGTTCACCATACACCGACCCATTCAAAGCCGATTCCGTTTCCAGAGTTATAGTGCCATTCTCCGTTGCCGTCGTAATATCCGCCGCCGTAGACGTCGACGATGTCTTCAGATACAGCAAGAATTCCCTTGCCGCTCTTGATGTCGCCAAGCAAACGTTCATATTCCTGCTGGTAATAGTTTGCACTCATGGTGTCTTCGACAGTGAACATGAGAGCTGCCACGCCAAAGCAGAGAGCGTCGAGACACAGATCGTCGAGTTCTATCTCCTGATCCCAGCTGGTGATCCTTGTAACTGGTACTCTGTTGCCAGAAGAAGCAGTCGCCATCGGCGTGGAATATGCAGCGAGCTCGCTAAGTCTCTGGTTAATCATGGGGAGCATCCTGTTCCGATACTCTCTGTTGTCGTTTGTGTTGTATTCGCCGGTGGACTCGTCGCCGTCGTCGTGCATATGCATCACATGCTCAAATACATAATCAGCAGTCATCTTCGAAATCCTCCTGAAGATTCTTGAGGTCATCAAAGAACCCGAGTTTTTTAAGGAACGAGCCGAAGGATGTCTTCGGCACAATGTGTGAGTTGTCGCTTTCGCTCTGAAGCTTCATCATTGTCTGCTTGAGGAACTCATAGTTAATTCCGCCGTCAGCAATGATAGGCAAGACAGCCCGGTTGTAGTAGTCCTTAATCTTCTCCCAGTTGGTTTCATTCTCCTGTGGGAGATTGAGCTTGCATTCTTCGTACTGGTAATAAATTCTGCACAGGGCATAAGCAGCAAGATCTCTGATCAAAGCTTTATTAATACGTCTCGACTGCAGCTCCTCGCAAGCCCAAGCCATGTTCTCAACGAAGTCTCTCCAGCCATAACCACACTTGTATCCGACAGAATCTTCTCTGACGAGAGAACTGTTGCAGTTCTCCCACATATAGACGAGCTGTGGTACATACTTGGTATTGTCGGTGAGATTCCTCAGAACGCTATGGAACCCGACGTCTTCGTTGCCTCTGGTAAGGTTAAACCGGAGCAGGAACCTGTCGATTGCTCTGCGTTTATACATTTTGCCATGACACCACACCCAGTTCTCGTTGTGCATGACGAAAGAGCCTGTTACAGTCTCTTCGACAAAATCGCCCATCACGAGATCGTAGTTACCCCTCTTCATCTCGCGAAGAAGAGTTCTGACGGCAACAGGGGAAGCAAAGGTGTCATCAGCATCTAAAAACATGAAGTAGTCGCCGTCTGTATAGTCAACGCCAGTCTGCCGTGCCTGACCGCATCCGGCGTTTTCCGTCTTATTTACAAGCTGCACCTCCATCACGCAAGACCAGTACTCGGCATACTTCTCGTAGCCTTCCGTGGACGCATCGTTGACGATAGTAACAACGAACTCGTCGCCGTCGTCGAGCTTCTGCATGGCGCATGAAGCCAGCGCACGGTTAATTGTGGAATGGCAGTTGTATGCAGGAATAATGATATCTACTTTCATGTGATAACCTTTCTGTGGAAAAGAGGGAAGGGAAAACCCCTTCCCTCATAGATATTAGCGAACTTCCAGTTCCTGTTCACGACCGTACTGGACGGTGGCGTTCTCAGTGTAGGAAATTGCGCGGATGGTAGTAACGGTTGCACCAGTGGTAGCATTGATGCTCACGTTTGCATTGGTCTCAATCGCAGTGCCGGAAGAACGAGGATCAGAACCATCGAGGGTGTAGAAGATCTTGTCGTAGCCGGTGCCGGTGATCGTACCAGTGTTTGCAGTTGCATTGAATGCAACGGTGACGTTCGGGGCGATGATGCTTGCGTTGGAGGTGACCACGCAGACCGCATCGGCGACGGCGTCGAGAACGAATGCGTCGAACATGACGCGGAACTCAACGAGGTTACCGGAAATGCCCGGAGGATCCTTGTGGATGTTGTACTCGAAGAGTTTCTTCGGACGCAGAAGAGCTTTCTTCTGGGTGATGAGCATATCTACATCGGCCGGGAGATACTTGTCAGGAATCGGCTTGATGTCGATGCCGTCGATCTCGCCGACTTTGCCCTTGACGAGTGCGCCATTGGCAAGCTTGTCGGTGTAGATGAACTGCGGAGCCTGCTTGAGGAGTTTGTACTTGGAGTTCTTGATAACGCAGGTACGACCGGTCTCAGGAACAGCACGGTTATCGAGGCACTCAACAGCATCGTTGAAAGCAGCGATGGCAGTATTGGCAGTCATAGCATTTGCAAGAACAACCTTGGAACCGGCCTTCTTGACCCACTGCTTGAGAGCATACTTGTCAACGTAAGGAATAACAACTTCGTCAGTCTCACGGCTGGCAGAACGGTTTGCGCCCTTAATGTTGAACTGCTCGAGCTGGTTACCCTTGTCGATAGTCCACGTTGCACCCTTGTCCTGAGTCATCTCAAGTTCGTACTGACGGTCAGTCAGTTCGTACGGAGTGCCGTAACGGGAAGTCCCGGAACGAGTGTAGTCGTTCAGGGGAGCGGTATCTACGTTGTAGACCTTGATTTTCTTAACACCTTCGAAGTCATAAGCATTGCCTGCCATAGACTCGGTGTAAGAGTTAAAATGGAAACGTTCGTCGACCTTTTTAGAGGTCTTATCAGCAAGATGGACAGTAGCCATAATTTACTCCTTCTGGAGAAAGGCTTAGTATTCGTCGTCCCATCCCTCGAGATATTTGTCTACGACCTTTGCAGATCCTGCATTTCTGAGGGAGCCGACGGCCTTCTCCTCATTAATTTTATTTTGTTTGATGGCCTCAATTTCAGCCATGAGATTGTCGATCTTCTTGTTCGTCTCACTTGCAGCGACATATCGCTCATAGGAGACAACCAAGTTATTGGTGACCATCATGTCGTCCCAGACTTCCTTGGGAATCTTCTCGGCTGGAACGCCGGGATATTTCTCTTTGAAGGCAAAGCAGCTTTCCTGCCTCATCTGCTCGAGAACGGATTCTCTTGTAACTTGAGGCTGAGCCTGCTCCTGTGCTTTCTGTTCGGCCTGCTGGTTCGCAGTCCTGACTTTCTGTACAGCGTCTTCATAGCTGATTCCGTCTTTGTCTGACATGATCCTTGCTCTCGTGTCGGTCATGAGATCGTCAAGAGTGGCAAAGTCACCTTTAATTTCGTTGAGGAAGGATTCGTATTTCTGAAGCTTCTCGTTGGCCTGCTCGGCCTCGCCGAGCTTAGTGCGAATCCTGTCGTAGTCCATGCCCTTCTGGGCAAGAACTTTCGCTTCTTCCTTGGAGACTTTACGAATCTCGTCGAGATGCTTCAGCTCCAGATACTGGTCGGTGTCTGGCTGTGGCTCTTCTGTCTTAGACTCTTCTGTCTTCGGTGCGGTGTCCGGCACCACGGGTTTCTCTTCAGGTTGATCGGCTTCCTCGGCTGGCTGGTCTGCCACTTCTGGAGCCTCATCACTTTCGGCGGATTCTTCGGCAACGACGACGTCGTCGTCCCAGCCGTCAAAAAGATCAGAATCTGAAATAGTGATGTTATCGTCGTCATCTACCTGAATCTCGGTCACTTGATCTTCGTTCATTTAGTTTTCCTCTCTGCGACTATGGTCGGTCGCTGTGCGGCGATTGGTCTATCGCCTAAAATGTTGCAGGTTTAACCTGCGAGGTTGCGCTGTGAACGCATCTATCGACATCAGGGTATATCCGGTAGGTCAAACCTCCGGGAGCCCTGTAGCGATGCTGGTGAGAATTGATAGAATGCCAGCAAGAAGCGCGGAGCTTCCTACCACAATCCAATTGACATCCTGAATAAGAGCAGTAGTCCCGATTACGGAGATTGCGGTCTGGCAAATCGTTCGGGCCGCACGGATACCCGCCGCCACCCAGAACTCTTTCGTGAGAATCTGTTTGTCTTCCATAGTTATCCTCCTGTTTCCATTTTGCCCTTAATATAGGCAATGTTTTGTTCGATACTTCCTATCTTGTCACTGTAGCGGTTGTGCTCGTCAAGCTTCTTCTCGATGCTTGAGAGCTTCATCTCGATCTTTGCATCCCGGACTCTGTCGTCTTCACGACGCTTTCGGTTCTGGCCCCAGAATCCGAGGAAGCAAACCAAGATGCTTGTGAGTGAGCTTATTAATGCAGCTTGTACTGTAGGGTTCATTCTGGCACCTCCACGATAGCAAGCCAGTCGTCTTCGTCGACGACACCATTAACTTCGATGCTTCGACCAAGAAGACGCATATCTCTCTGCCACTTCTCGGTAGCCGCTTTGGTAGCATCCCAGAACTTTCCGTCAGCACCCCAGTATCCAAGGTCATATCCCCAGCAGATAAGAAGGTTCTGCCAAGCTTTAACAGCAGGATGGGGAGTGCCGTTGCATCCGTCACCGTGCTCCAGATGTAGGAAAGAAGTTCTGATTGCCGGATGCACAATGTCTTGCTGCGGATCTTCACCGTAACCATTTTCTTCGGATACAAGGAATCGGTTGTAGTAGTTCATGGCTGCGTTGATGCGAGCTGCGAAATTGTTGATCGCAGGCCTCTCGAACTCCGCGCAGATTCGCTCTGACGCTTTTGCTACATCGAGTGTCTCGCAGAGATACTGATAGAGGTCTGGGAAGTCCCGCTTCAGCTCTGCAATACAGAAATTGCACTGCAGCGTCTCATCTGAGATAGAGACGTTGTACAGCTTAGCCAGATCGTACAGCTCTTCTTTGCGGGTCGGATACGTCCACTGACACAGGCCATAGCCGAAAGCATCGACCTTGAACTGATATCTGCTGATCGTGCCGACGTCGACGGCGTAGGTGTAATCATGGTCTCCGAGAGTACATCTGTTCTCGACGTTGTTCGAGAGGAGCCCGCTTTCGCAGTACATATTGCCCATCATGGCGCAAGTACCTTCATGAGACAGGCCGTTACTACGCAATGCCAAATAAATAGTTTGTTCGCTCATGTTGATGCCCTCTTATTCAAGCCACCAGTTGGAGATTGTAGCTCTAGCATAGCTCGTAGTTACATATGCATAGAAGTAATAAGAACCAGAAGATGGGAGGTTGACAATCACTTCTGTGTTGGTTCCGCTCGTTGTTGACCCGTTCGATGGAGACGAGCCAGCAGGAGGAGAGCTTGTGTCGAAAGTCTTAGACGAGGTATAGCCAACTCTAATAAGGTCTTCAGATCCGGTCAAACTCCAGCTGTCAAACAGACAATGCATGGCAGAATACCCGCTTACGGAGACGGTGCTGTTTGTGCCAGTTACGACAGCCACAAAAAACTGCGAAGGGGCAAGCGTGATATAGTCGTTCGTTACTGCTGGAGTATAATTAACGCCGCCTGTAGTAACAGTGCCTGTGTAGTCGCCAAGAGCTGTCTGCACGCCTTCTCCAGATTTGAAGATATACAATACTTCTGGTATCACCTGATATGTCAGGGTCTTGCTATACACACCATACTGAGAAACAGTGACAGTGTCTGATGCGGACTGAGCACCATCTCTGCACGATATTGTCCACGTTCCGCCTTCTGGCAGACCGAACATGACATTGCCGGAAGTGTTTGGAGCTCTCAGTTCAATGTCGCTTTTCGTGCAAATGCAGGTAGAGCCTTCCGGGTATGTTACTGATACAACAGCGTAGGCGTCGTCGATGCTTCCGCTGCTGCCGCCATTGATTAGATTAAATATCATTTTCGTTACCTCACGAAAAAGGTTTGACGGTTGTAAAGCTTCCAATTTATGGAATCGTACTCTGTGCTATCCATACTATCGGCAAGCAGAAACCGACCCGTCAGTACGGTTTGTTAAAAAATTAGTTCTGACTTAAAGTTTCCTTTACATTGGAATTGCTACAGAACCGAATGGATGTTCAAGAGCATAGATATATCCGTCAATAAAATCCTGTGACTTCTCTTCTGGGATGTCCTGTGCTTCTTGACAGCATCTCCATCCTCTGCGCCATTCGTCTGTCTTGCTTCTCCACTCTTCTGTTGTCATTTCTGGTTTACCTTTCATGACTTAATGTTTCCGAAAGTGAGTATTCTGTAGCTTGCCTTTTGACGGGCGCAAGTCAACCCATCTTGTGTCGTACATACTCGGGTACTCCGACGCTCCCATATTTCTGATTCAAAGTTTCCGTAAAATCATTAAGGTTGGAAAGCGTTGGGGAATCCTGACGCTCTAACTATCTCATCCAAATAGACAGATGGTACTTTGTTTGACCTGTCAGGTTGCCACGTTTCTGCAACGATATGTCCGTTTGAAATCGGCAAGAACCAGAACGGAATGGAGTTATGGCTTAACATAGGTGGTGCTATTACAATTTCATTAAAGGTTTTGCGGTCAGAACTGTAATACATTAATAGTGCGGCTTCTCTGCTTGATAATGTATTATTATCTGTTGCTCCGCCAAGACTCCGATATAAACTTTGTGTAACTAATATATCACCAAATTTACCGATAAAAATTCCTGTCAAATCATTCGGTGTGTTGCTTAAAATTGTTTCGTGCTGTGATGCATCACCAATATTTGCAAATGTGCATTTTTTGATTGCGCCCGGTGTTATATCGTTTGCATAGTATATTTCTCCGTTCCAAACATCAACAGCACTCCATTTATAATCTCTGGAACTGCCGCCAAGTTTTGTAAATGTCCATGCATCATTTGAAACATCATAAGATGCCGAAATAACATTACATTCATCTGCAGCAGAATCACCTGTAAGAATAAGAAAAACATCTTCTGCCGCATAATAATATACTTCGTGCGTGTGTCTTGCTTTCAGCGTATCCTCTAAATTAAATTCATAAGCAATTTTGTAGGAATGACCATCATCAATGCTATACCAGATTACTGCTCTCGGTGTGTCTGCTAAAGTATAGTTTCCAAAAACAAACATATCTTGACCGCTTATGTATTTTTTTGTTGGACAATCACAGGCAATATCAAAATTATATTCTGTTTCTGGTGTATAGCTTGTGCCATCAGAATTATAAACTGATGCAGAATTTAGTGTGACGTAATCACTTGTGTAATAAGCGGCGGTTTTAGTGAATAACGCAAGCGTTCCTGTGGCAAAGAAATGCCCTTGAACGATACTCCCGATTGCAGAAACATCAATTGAATATGGGAAAGTTCTGCCAAAATTTGTGCTTACTTTAATAGTATTCTCTTCATATACTGCAAGATATTTATCAAATATGGCTATAACTTTATTTTTGTAGTTTTCTTCTGGATAGTATGTTATAAATCCTGACTGCTTTGCAATTTCATTAATTTGAGTTATATTTGATAATTTGTAAATAATTGGCGAATATGCCAATGCAGTATCATCACTACTGTAATATCTGTGATTCGCAACAAGATAAGCACTATTGTCAGGCGCAGTTATAATTTCTTTGCTGTTCAATATTTTTGTATTTGATGCCGCTTGTTCTGCTGAAGAAAGAATTGTTCCGTCACTTCCTACAAATGCCCATCTTTTTGATGCTGTACCGTATGCATAAGTTTGACAAATAAATTTATCACCAGATTTACAAGGTACTGCAATTGAACCGTAATTTTCGTTTGAGTCGGGGGAATCAATATTGATACTGTAGCGAGTATCGTAATATGTGCCTTTTATAAATCCTGTATATGTTGCAATATAATCACTTAAATCATTATTGATAGCAATTACTTCATTATTCAGTTCTGCAATTGGCGTAATCTTGAAATCGTAGTATGTAGGGCTTTCTGACGTACCATAATTCTGATTTTTCCTGATATTCAAACCAAACATAACAGGATTTTCTGTAACTAAAAAATCTCCATCATTCAAAAATAACTTTTCAGTTTCAAACTTTGAATGAGTATAGGCTATTATTGTTTCACTATTAGAATTGTAACCGCTTATTTCTAATGAAATAATATATCGTCCACCGTCTAATGTTTTGGCGAAACTATGGGTTGATGTAACAAATTCTACATTATCGTTAAAACAAAGAAGCACTCTGGTAGATGTACAAGTTCCATATACTACTATCTTTCCATTTTCATACTTAGCAGTTACTCCTGTGGCAGATACATTGAACCCTGATGTAATGGTAATGGGTTCATCGGTATAAAGTGAATCATTAAAATGCGTCTTTAAGTCAGTAACCTCTCCGTCGGTAGAAGCAACTTTTGCACCCAAGCTGCCGGACGTATACGTCGTCGTTCCGTCGTATGCGATGTCTCCGGGAGTCAGGGTGATATTGGAAGACAGGGCTTTGCTGTTTACTGTGCGGGTCTGAGGCACAGCGGCGTTTGCTGTAGATCTTGCGGTAGAGTCGATAAAATCGTATTCGACTCCGTCTATTTCGAATTTATCAATAACAGACATTTCTTATCCCCCTTATGTGTTGTCTGTGAAGACTACAGTGGTGTCTTCGACCGTGATGATGAATCCGTACTGAGCTGATGTGACAACAAGCGTCTGACCGCTAACGGAAACGTTGTAAACATGAGCAGCAGCAAGTGCTGCATTTGCAGATGCATCGTCAGCGTACTGTGCTGCTTCCGTTGCACTCTCTGCGGCATCTGATGCAGCGGATTCGGCACTGTCTGCAAGCACACTGATTCTGCTTTCTGTAGCTAATGCATCATTCGCAATCTGCTGAGTCTGGTTCTTGAGAGCCTCTGTGTCACTCTTAATACCGTTCATGGTACTGATCATGCCGTTGTATTCGATGACACGCTGAGACTCAGCCTGTACTCTCTGCTGTTCGGCAGTAACGCGACCATTCTCAGCAGTCACACGACCGGCTTCAGCATTGACTCTTCCGGTCTCTGCGCTTGAACGTCCGGTCTCAGCTAGAACCCTTGTCGCTTCAGCGGACTGTCTCAGTGCTTCTGCGGCAGCTCTTGCTGCTTCAGCGGTGCTGAGATCTGTTCCAAGGTCATCCATTGCCGCGAGAGCATCTGCTACGCCGTCGTATGTATAGACAGTTTCGTCTTCCATGACTACTTGAATCTGTCCTACATGGTCGCCGGTAGTAGCAAAGTTTACGCTGGCAATGCCAAGCCCCTTCATGTTTATGAACTTGAAGGTGAGCCTGCGGTTTGCACCAACGCCTGTATCCATTACGACGATATCCATCGAGCCGTAATGATCGGCGTCTGTTGTATCAGTTGCTACGGATCGGATGACGTTGCCGTCAAGTGTCGCTGCGTACTGCTCAATCGCATCGGCATATCCAAGCATCTGAGCGACTTCGCTCGTTGAAGCTTCGACATGGTTGGTAGCCGCTTCAGGATCTGTGCCGTCGAGTATCTCTCCGCAAGCACACCATACAGTCGGAAGCTCGACAGAGCTGTTGCCGCCCCAGACACCGATAATCAGGTTCACGCCAGCATAAGCCATGCACGTTGCCGGAACAGTGATCTCGTTGTCCGTTACGAGGATCTCTTCGATTGTGGTGCCAGCTCTAACAACTGCTGTCTTGCCCATATCATCCCAGTCTTCCGAGAACTCGAACTTGACGACAGGCAGGTTTACCATGCCTGCGGTCAAGGTCTCGGTCTGGATAAGATAGGCGTCAGCAGCGGAACATTGAATCTTAATCATTTCATACTATTCCTCTCACATCACCGGCGGCATTGATCGCTCTCTGGAGTCCGCCGTAGCCTGCGCCGCCTGTCACGTCCATCTTGGAACCGTCGTCGACGACGGAGCCGGTTCCGGTTGGAAGGGGAGTGGGAGGCATAGCAGCCTGTGCGTTCTTGAGCTCTTCAATAAGAGCGATTCGCTCCGGCATATTGTCGTCACTGATTCTTTCAAGGAACTGAACAGGAGTGATGAAGCCGTTCATCAGCAGGTTCTCAAGTGTCTTTGTTGCAGCCATCTCAGAGTAGTAAGACGATGCACCGACGTCGAGCTTAATCATGAATGCGTGATCCTGAAGAATCCTGAAGTCGAACTCCTTCGGAACCTCTGTAGGAATCTCAAGATCCGGGTTCGCCTGCTGTGCGAACATGGCAGCTTCACGTTCTCTTGTCGTGATCGGCATATCTACATAGCGTTTCTTGTAATACACGCCCATCATTTCAAGATCGACTCTGGCAAGATCTTCGATGCTGTTGTAGATATTGTGCTTCGTGATATCGTGCGGAGTCTGAGCCGCACGAGTCAGGGCAACGATAGCTGATGTGTTATCCGGTCTCGAGTCGCCCATTGCAACAGCGGTAGCACCCTGAGACTTCTCTGTCTCTTCGGTAGTAAGCTGAATGTACTGAGCTACCTGCGGATTCATCTGCGGAACTTCGAGAGACTTAGCTACGTTGTCAATACCACCTTGTACGCCGATGGCAGCACCGATTCTGTTATCCCAGTACTTGATTCTGGTTCTGTCGTAGATGATCTTACCGCCAGCGTCTTTCATCATGGCGAGCATCGACATTGCATAGCTCTTGTTGATAAAGATCTGGTTCGGGATCAGAGGAGTGATCATACCAAAACCGTGATAGGAGTCGGCGACGTAGTCCCAGTTAAGCCAGACTATCGGGTAAAGGGTAAGTTCTGTGTCCCACGGCTCCTTGACAGAACACTGTCTCGTGTATCGATAGCACCAGACATGGCCTGTCTCGTCGTCCTTCCAGTACATCGTGAGTACTGTAGTGTTGCCGTCAGTCCACTTGGCGGAGTCAACGTGGTTGTCTTCTTCGTCCTCGGAGCAGATATCGTTCCAGTTCGCAATCTTGTTGCGCTTAGCTTCGAGCTTT